TGCGGAGCGTCGCGAACTCGCCGCGGTCCAGGTACGCAGTCGTCTCGACAAGGCCTTCGTTCAGGTTGTCAATGGAGAAGTCACCCGCCTCGTAGACAATCGGCAGCGACAGCGGGGTGCCGCCGGTATTGTCGGTGAAGGTGAGCGTGCCGTCGCGAAAGTTCTTGATGACAGTAGACGCGGCCATGGTTCACCTATTGGAGCGGGAGATTGTGGACGATGCGGAACAGTACCAGCCCGATAACCCACTCACCCGTTTCGGTGGCGGCTTGCGACGTCTCGAGGAGTTGCACCTTGTAGGAGCTCGGCCAGGTGGCGTCGTAGACCATGAGGAGGTTCACGACGGCTTGCGCGCCGTCGAGGCTGTCGTCGTAGGACGTGCTCATGTCCTTAGGCACCATGCGCCACGAGAAGCGCACCTCAAGGTCCGTCTCGACAAGGGTGCCCTCGGCGGGCTTGCCCCGGTAGAGCCGGAGGTCTTTCGTCGTGACTGGATGCACGACAAAGGCCTTGTGCGCGATGCTGTCGGCATCGCGGCCGAACGTCTCCGGGAGCACGCGCGACTCGCGCCAGCCCGTCAGCGTGAGCATCCGAGTCGTGACGTCCTCGCGCAACTGGCGCACCGTCTTAGTCGCCATAGCGAGTCCACGACGCGTGCGAGAGGCCACGGCCGTTCGTCCAAATCTGCGAGCTCGCCGACTTCTTCTTCGTCGGGTCGATCCGGTTGTCGTCAGCCTCGTCGTACGAGAACCTCAACTGTCCGTAGGCTTGCTCGTACCCCATGAGGTAGTGCGCCGCGAGAGCTTGCCACCGCCCGCCGTCGCCGGCCGAAGTTGAATAATCAATGAAGACGAGATGCAACGCCAACATGAGGTGACATTCGCGGAGCGCGCTCGGCTGGATGACGAGGTAGGGCCGCCGGCCCGCGCCGATCAGTCGGTTCGAGATCGTGAACCAGGCCTCGTCAATGTACGCCTGGTAAGACGCGGCGGGCCCGAGGAGTGACGGAAGGTCGGAGTGCCGCTGGGTCAGGTCGTCTTGCGACACGACGGGGTAGAGCGTGCGTCGACAGACGGCGGCGTCCTGTCGAAAGGTGTGGGTCACTGCGTCGGGCATGACGAGTACCCACTCGATAAGGAACCCCTCGCCGAGCGCCTCGGCCGTCGTCGTCGCGCCCGTGAGCGAGAACGTGGCGATGCTCGCGACCGTCACCGCGCCCGTGACGAGCACGGTCTGATCGGGCCGGTAGATTGTGACCGTGCCGCTCGTCGGTGTCGCCGTCGCGCCCGCCCTCGAGGTGGGGCAAGTGATGGTCTGGGTACGCCCGCGTTCGAGCGTCTCGGTGGACCGAAAGCGCGCGGTGTAGACAGTCTCGGCGAGTGACATCCAGGCCCCCCTACTTGCCCTTATCGCGTTGCGTCTCGTCGGTGCGGCGCGCGGTGTCTTGCGCCACCTTGCGCGCCTTGTCGGCAGGTACGCCCGAGTCGCGGAGCTGCTTGGTCATCCGCTCCATGGCCTCGCGATAGCCGGCGCGCTCGCTCACGCGCGGCCCCGGCGGGGCTTGGGGGCGGGCGCGACGGGCGCCTCGTCGTCGGTGACGGCGGGCGCGTAGAGGCGGTCCATCGCGGCGCGCATTCTGTCGAGCGTGGCTTCCTCGTTGGGCAGGGCCTCGCGGTGGTACGGCGAGCTCGGCGCCTTCTCGCGCCACTCTTGGACGTGCTTCTCTTGCCGCTCGATCTGGACCGTGATGAAGTCGGCATCCGGGAGGTCGATGTAGCCGTCGACCACGAGGCGACGACAGAAGGCCCAGTAGCCGTCGGTGTCGCTCTGAATGCGAGTCTGCCCCGCGACCATCTTCGGCGCTTCCCACTTAGAGAGATGCACGGTGCCGGCGACACCGTCGTAGGCGACGACGTAGCCGCCCGGCTCGGCTTCCCAGGGGATGATGGTCCAGCCGCGGCGGCGCTTGGCCACCTCGGCCGCGGCGGTGTCGCCGCTCTGGTCTACGTTCGAAACGCCAGGGTCTGCGGCGAGCTTCGAGAGCCACGGGAGCCACTCGCCATCGACCAGCATCCAGCGGGCGGGATGATGCATGAACCAGAACGACGTCGACGGATCGAGCCGTACCAACTCGCGCATGACCTGCGGACGCGCCGCCGCGCGCCCCTCGAACTGACCGCCGCCGATGGTCCCAAACGTCGCCGCCATAGATGCTCCTTCAGACGCGAAAGCGCCCGCGCCCATAGGATAACCCTACGAGCGCGGGCGCGGTGTCTCACAGGTCGGAGAGGATGCCGATGCCGCGGAGGTCGTCCAGCTCGGCGACGCCCACGAACGCGGAGCCGACGACGATGGTCGAACCGGAGGACGCGTCACGCTCGAGCTCGACCACGATGGGCGACTGCGACGCGAGCGTCTGGCCGCCAACCATCGGAGCGGCGGTGGCGGTGGCGACACCGATAGCGCCGGGGGCGATCATCATGCCGAGGTAGTCGGCGCCGGCGGTGGCGGTGGGCACGTTGGCGCTGGCGAAGATGTCGACGCCGAACAGGTTGCCACGGAAGCCGGGGCCCTTGGCCTGGACCTGGTCCTGGGTCGTCGCGAGGTACTGGCCGGGGCCCGTCTCGGAGCGGAGCGAGGAGATCAGGTCGTTGATCTGCTGGGGGTGCAGGATCGCGGTGAACATCCCGTCGGCGCTGTTGAGCTGGAGGCCGAAGATCGCCGCGTAGAAGTTGGCGACGGTCAGATCAACGGTCGTGCTACCAACCGCCGAGGAGAACCCGGACGAGAGCGCCGCGATCATCGTGGTCACCCGCTTGTTGTACGCGAGGACCATGTCGGCCGCGATGTTGTCGAGGGTGACGTCGAGGGCGATGCCCGCGGAGGTGAGCATCGCGAGATCGGAGATCTGGCGACGAAGCGCCTGGCGCGCGATGGTCACGTTCACGTTGGCCGTGGTGAGCGCGGTGTTGCTCACCGTGGAGTTCTCGGCGACGGACGCCATGGCGTTCGCGCCCCAGCTCACGACCGGCACCTGGACCACGGTGGACCCAGAGCCGTTCATCGAACGGAGCTGGGTGATGCTCGGGTGATTGACGAGCGAGGCGGTGTCGGTCAGCTTGGTGACCACGAACTGGTTGAGGATCGCGGCAAGGCGGGCGTTGCCGGACAGACCGGAGAAATAGACTTCGTTGGCCACGGGGGCCTCCTGCAAAATGGGAGGGTGTACCCGCGCCTGTCACTTTTTACGGGAGCTTGCCCCGAGCGCGTGCGAGGTGATGACCTCGCACGTCCAGACTACGCGCGGCGCGACAATCTGTCAACCCGTGCGAAGCGCCGCGAAGATAGCCTCTCGGTTCGCTTTGAACTCGGTGGGCGACAGGCGGGCGATGCTCTCGGCAGTCCAGGAGCTGGGCTCGCTCGGCGCTTGCGGGACCGTCCCCGTCGACGGGCGCGGCGAGGGCACTACCGGCGCCGCTGGCGTGCCCGTGGTCGTCGTCGCGGGCGCGGTAGGGGTAGCGGCCGGGAGGTACGCGCGAACGGCCTTGGGAAGCCCGTCAGGGGCCGCGAGCCACTCGGACAGAGGAGGGCGCCCCTCGGTCGCCAGCTTGGAGTACGCGTGCTGAACGTACTCCATGCCCTCGGCGTCGGTGATGCCGGCCGCGGCGATCTCGCGCTCGACTCGGAGCGTCTCGCGCTCGGCCTTGGAGGCGGCCTTGACCTCGTCCACCTGCGCGCGCCACTTGTCGGCCTGGGCCGCCACGGGCTCGAGCTCGACCACGCGGCCCTCGAGCTCCTTGACGCGCGCGACCAGTTGGCGAATGCGCGCGGACGCGGCGCCCTGGTCGGTGGTTTCAGCGGTTCCTTCTTCGCTCATGCGTACCCCTTCTTGTCGGCCTCTTCGAGCCGTGCCTGTTGCTTGAGAATCTTGTTCGCCCACGCGCGCCCGGCATCGCCGCCCCATAGCAGCCACGCGATGCGGCCTGGGCTCGGGTAGTCGGGATGCCCCGCCTTCGCGGCGGGCGCCTCGAGGTCGACGGCATGACGCGCGAGGAACGACGCCATGCGGCGCACGGTGTCGAGCGACAGTGTCCGACGGTTGCCGAGGTCACGCGCGCGCGCGACACCTACGACCGTCCCGCCGCGCCCGAACTCGGCGCGAAGCGCGAGGCCACGTCGCGCGGCAGCGGCGACCGTGGCGGGGGGACGGAGATCGAGCGGCACTACTCGGCGTCCTCGTCGGCGAGCTCGACCACGGCCTCGACCGGAGCGCCCGTCAGGTACGCACGCGCCTCGCGGAGACTGGCGAGCACCTCGCGAAGCACCTCGGCGTGGTCACCAGTCGCCGACTCGAGGAGCCCGGTGACGGCCTCCTCGGACGCGACGAGCTCGTCCACCGCGTCCGCCATCGCCTCGGCATGGGATACGTCGGCGGCGGGCTCCGTCGGCGTTGCAGTCGTTACTCCTTCCGTCGGCAGCGCGGGCGGGGCCCCTTGCTTCATGGTGCGGATCGCGGCGAGCTGGGCGATAGCGTCCTGCTCCGACAGCGAGCCGAAGAAGCGCAGGGCGTCGACCTCGGACATCAGCCCCGCGGCGAGCATCTCGAGGACGTGCTTCCGTCTCGCCTCCATCTCTTGAGGAGACAGCGGGATCTCGCGGTAGATGACGCTGAACCCACCCTCGGGGTAGTTGCTCGGTTCCGAGTTGGCCTCCGTCCAACGGTTGAAGAGCACCGCCGACAGCGACACGAGCGCCTCGTCAGACGCGCGGAACTGCATGATGTACCGGCGCTGTGCCTGGCGCTTGCCCTCCTGGGAGAGCGAGATGGCGTAGCCCGAGCGCGCGGAGCCCGAGGTGCGCTGAAGCTCGGACGGTGAGAGGCCGGCGTCCGTCGCGAGCCGGTGCGCCACGGCCGCGAT